GTCGTCGGAAATCAATACCCGACCAAGGTGCGCGCCCGTTTTATCGTACCGCGAAACGTAGCGCGACGCGGTGTCGCGGTTTCCGTATTGTTCGAACACGAATCGTCCGCGTTGCATATAAACGCGGGCGTTGTACAACGTCGCCATTTGGCGCAACAATTCAAATGCGGGCGACAATACGTCGTTTCCGTCGTCGTCCTTTTGCGTGAAATACCGAACGTCAAAACCTTGCGTCGCCAACGGGTCATTTGCCGTTGAATACGTTTGCGCGTTGGTTTCCCACCAATCCGCCGACGTTTCGAAATAAACGTCGGACGCGCCCCACAAATCGGTCGTTCCGATTTTGTCGAGGCATTCGTTCAACACGTCGGTGATTCGTGAAACCTTGAATCCGTTGGCCTCGTTCACGACGTTCGCGGCATCGTATTCGATGTTCGCCAAACGTCCCAAACCATCCGTTGCGGTGATTTCGTAGATGTAGGGTTGTGATGCGTCCTCGACGTTGACAAGGTCTTGCGTTAACCAACCAACCCAATACAATTGGTACGAATCCAAACCAAGTGCGTTGACGGCGTCGGTGACGCATGACAACGATTCAATGGTTCCGCCGTCGGCCAACACGCGGGTTTCGAAATCCGTGGCGATGTCTTGCGACGATATGCGGCGCACGACGACACGAAATCGGTTTTCTTGAAACGATTTCAGTGTGTCGATGAACGTTTCGAATGTGGCGTTTGCGGAATATGCGCCGAACGATAATTTCGAACCGACAATCGGCGAAACGATGTCGTCGGTTTCGCCCTCGTACGTCAGTTCAAAACCGCGTGAATCGACGTTGAATTCCGTCGCAGCGGCCACCCATTGCGAATCGTGAATTTCGATTTTGTATTGGTCGCCCCGATCGGAACGAAACTCGGCATATAAACGAACGGCCATTTGTTTTGTGTTGTGTTAAAATCCGCGGTATCGTGAACGTTGACGCTCGGCGCGCTCGGACGAAATGAGAATGTCGGAACCTTGAATGCGCCCCGTCACGACGACGTTTTGACCGCCGAAACCGCCCATCATCCCCTCGAGTTTATCCAGCGGAATGACGGCCTCGGGGCCACGACCCTCACCAATCAGCGCGAGCGTCGGGCCGGTAGCGATACCGCCCTCGGCCAATGCGGGAATGGTTCCGCCGCCTTGAATCGCGCCGGCCTTTTTTGCAAGTGACGTGCGGATTCCCGACGCCAACGCAACCAACGCAATACCGCCCGCAATCGCGACCGCGGGGTTCAATGTTTTCAATGCGACTTGAATTCCCAGCAACGCGATACCGGTTTGGATTGCCATTTCACCGACTTGCTGCAACAAACCCGCCAACGATTGCAACGCGAACGTTCCGAAATCGGCAATCCCCGCACCGCCAACCGCGGCCGCGCCAATCATTTCGGCGATGCCGACAACGAAATTTGTGGCGGCACCTTGAATCGCGGTCGAAATATCCTTGCTCATTTGCTTGGTCGCCTCGATCAATTGGAATTGACGTTCCGTCATTGTTTGAATCGGTGACGCCATTTGAACAACGCCAGCGGCAACCGATGTGGTCATTGCGGCCATCGCCTTCGGTGCTACCTTCGCCAAACCCTTGAATGCGGAAACCGCGCCCGAAACGCCCGTTCCGCCCGTACCATCCGCGCCGCCGCCTTCGGTGCCGATTAAATCGTCAAACGATTCCGCGGCCGCCGATACGCCACCACCACCGCCAGCGGCCGCGCCGCCCATTCCAAACATTGCGCCGACGTCGCGTTTGACCTCTTTGGCGACTTGCGAAATGGATTTCAGTTTCGGAACCGCCTCCATTTCCAATTTTTTGAACAACTCGATTTTGATGCCGTCCATTCCAAGTGCGCCCGCGACGCCATTGAACACCTTGATCCAAGTGTTCAAATACCCAATGCCGAGGTTGACGAATCCGCGAACGGCATTCAACGCCATCGTTTTGAACGCCTCGAAATTGTACCCCACATAAATCGCAATCGCACCCAATGCCGCCAACGCGGCAACGACCAAACCAACTGGGCCGATTAACATTCGCAATCCTTGAACGGCCATGAATCGCAATGCCGCGCCGATTTTCGTAATGTACGGCAGCATCAAAACAAAATTCCGTTGCATCAATCCGAACGTGAATAATAACGGCCCGATTGCCGCAACCAATCCCGCAATGACAACCGCCACAACTTTAATCGGGCCGGGCATTTCGTTCAACGTCGACAATACGGACGTCAACGCCTTCACTAACGGAACCAATGCAACGGCAATGATTTCACCGACGGAAATCATCAAACCCTCGAACGCGGATTGCAACCCCTTGAATGCGCCCTGCGCGGTTGCGCCCATTGTTTCGGCCATCGCCTTTGCCGCGCCGTCAGCCTTTTCAAACGATGCGGTCAATGGGTCAATTTGCGCCGAACCCTTGGCCAATACCAACAACGCGGATTGTGCGGTTCGGCCGACCTCCTCGTTTGCGTCGGAAAACGTAATTCCCGACGCGGCCAATTGTTTGATTTTTTCCGTGACTGGTTCGGCACCCGCGCCAAGGTCGCCAATGATTTTCCGCAATGCGGTTCCCGCCATCGAACCCTTGATACCCGAGTTCGCCAATACCGCCAGCATCGCCGACGTTTCCTCGAGGGAAATGCCCGCCGCCGCCGCGACCGGCCCGACGTATTTCATTGAATCGGCGAACGTCGACAAATCCAATGCGGATTTGTTGAACGATTCCGCCATGACGTCGGCGACGTGCGTGGTTTGTGATGCGTCCAAACCAAACGCGCGGATTGTCGCGCCCGCGATTTCCGCCGAACGCGCCAAATCCTCGCCCGACGCTTGCGCCAAATACAACGTTGCTTCGGTGACCTTAGTGATTTCGTCAGCGGAAAAACCAAGGCGGGCGAATTCGGCTTGTAACGCGCCGACCTCTTTGGCCGTGAAAATGGTTGATGCGCCAAGTTTTTCGGCGTTCTTTTTTAATGCTTCGAATTCCGCACCCGTAGCACCCGAAACCGCCTTGACCTCGGCCATTTGTTGTTCGAATGCTTGGAATGTGTTGACGGCAATTGCACCCAATCCCGCAATTGGGGCGGTCAATTGCATCGTCAAACGTTTGCCGGTCGCTTGCATTTCCCGACCAGCGCGGTCAAGGGCGCGTTCCGCCTTATTCAACCCCGTAATCAACGGGGCGACGTTTGCGAAAAACCGAAGGTTAATGGACGAAAGATTCATCGTGTGCCGAACTTTTGATTGATTGCCTCGATGACCTCGCCGCGTGTCCACACGCGTTTTGGCCCTTGGCGTTTATTTTCCCACGGGAACCGAATCAAATCGGTCGGCGATAGTCGCTTTTTAGTATGCGGCGCAATCGTGACCGACGCAATCCACCGCGCCCGTTCCCAATCGGCGCGGTATTGTTGGTGCAGTTTTTCCGAAAAACCCCGCGACGTGTTCGCAAACTCGCGCGGGGTCATATCGTAAAACTGCGACGGCGTCAATCCTATTTGGCCAAATGCGTACGCTTCAATCGTGTCCCATGTAGGTATATCAAAATCGGCGTTGCCGTCGATGCTTTGGCCCGTTATTTTTTTTCCTCTTCGGTGTTGAATTGCCGACCGAAAATGTCGAATGCCTTTTCCAAAATTGTGTTGTCGTCGTCAAGCAAATCAGCGACGTCGTCAACCGCCATTTTGAACGGCATTTTGTCTTTGCGAGCGCCGTCTTTGAAACCACACCAAACCAAGGTTATTGCTTGGTCAAGGGTGATGTCGTGTTGAAGGTTAGACAACGCCGCCAACGGCATTCCGGTCACGCGTGAAAATTCACGCAATGCGTTGAACCCGAATCGTACGGGAAAACGCTTGTTGTTTGTTTCGATGTATTCAACCATAAAAAAGAAAAAATGGGGGCGTTTCCGCCCCCGTTAATTTTAGGCGTTTGCCGATTCAGCCAAAACGCCAGTTCCTTCGAACGAGAATGAAAACGTTGCGTTGTCTTCCATTCCCGCCTCTTGATCCAGCGAGGTGATAAATCCACGACCCGAATAGTATTTCTCGCCGCTTGACGTAGAACCAAACTTGACGTAAAGGTTCGTGCGTCCGTTAAGGTAACCGAAAAGGTCAGAATATCCGTCGGCACCAGCGAGCGAATACACGACCAATCCGTCGCCGGACAAAGACCATGAGCGTTGGCCCGATAAAAGTTCACGCCATCCGGCTGAATCTTTGGTTGAGGTGTCGCGGGTTTCCATTGAAATTGACAATGACGCGTTGGTGCAACGACCAACCTCGTCGTAGGTAGCGCCGTCCGTACTGAATTGAATCAGTACGTCGGTTGCATTCATGATAGCAGTTGAAGCGGGCATGATTATTTGTTTTTAGAGGGTTTAGTTTCGGGCTTTGCGTCGGCCTCGTCGTTGACGATGAAACCGGCGGCTTTTAATTGTTCGGCCGTATGATGCGGAACCATGACGAACGAACCTTTGAGAACGACACGCTCGCGCATCATTTCCCAATCTTTTTCGAGTTGAATCTTGATCATAGTTTGATGATTCTGAAGGTTAAGTCAACTTGCTTGGCGAAATATCGTTCGTCGTCCGAAAACAAATCCCGTTCGCCTTCAAATTTACAACTTTGGACGGCAACGTCCAAAATTATTTCCCGCATTCTAACGAACGCGGAACGCACATATTCGATACCATTTGCGGTGTCGGAATAGTTCGTCGATATTAACGTGATACGCACGTCGACGGAATCAATGTGTGAATCAGCGTCTTTGCTTCGTGATGGCGTATTGTTAATCACCTCATAAATCGCGTACGGCGTCGATTGCGCTTGCGCGCCAACCAACGGGAAAATGCGACCGCCGAACAACGAATTCAAATTCGTGTCCGACTTAAATTTCGAGGTGATCACCTTGCCAATCATTGCACGGAATTTTTGAATTCTTTTTCAATGTATGCCTTTGCGTCGGCCGTGAATTTGGCCGTCACCAGTTGCATCGTACGCGCTTTGGCGCGGTCGGCAAAACCCAAGTTTGAACCGCCATACCGCCCCGATTTGATGTTTCCGTAGTTGATGAAATGCGCGAACCAACCGCCCTTTTCGGGGTCTTTGAACGCGCCTTTCACGCGTGGGCCGACCCAATATGCGGAAAACAAACGCGCGGGGCCATTCGTTTTGCCCTTGCCAATACCAATTGATTTGGCCAACGTTCCCGGTTGGATTTCCGCATACAAACCGCCGTTGCGGTAAACTTTGATCACCTCGTCGGCGTTGTCAATTTCCGCCTTCATCGCATCGCGCGTGATACGCATTGCGTCGCGTTGTAGTTTGCCTAAATCACGGGCGTCGATATTGTTTGCGAACTTCGATAGTTCGTGCAGCACACGCGAAAATTCGCGGTTCATTTCGGCACCATCAATGCCGATACCCGAAACGTCACCACCTTTGTGTTTGTACGTCCGTGCCATCAGTCCGACAATTTGGTGTGGATTCGCATCGTATGACGGCGCGCATCCGCGTTGATGATGGATTCGATTTCGTAAATTTGACCGCGGTACGAAATCCGCATTTGTTCGTTGATGTCGTTGCGCCAGCGAATCAAAAATTGAACCTTGCGCGTGGCGACGATTTGGTCGGATTGTTCACCCTCGACCCCGCTTTTTTCCTCGACCTTCGCCCACACGTTCGCCAACGTCGTGAAATCAACGACGCGTTGTCCGAAATAATCTTGGCCAACACCACCGAGGTCGTCTTGAATTGCGTCAACGACGCACGATTCCGAAACCAGTTCGCCGAAATCGTTTGTCACACGTTGTTCGAATGTATCGACAACGGCGGTTGTGTTCGTTTCCGCCGGGACGAACGTTTGAATCGTGATGCGCTGGTCGAAATCACCGGGGTTCATTAGAACTCAAAAACGCGGTAGGGGTTCCAAAGGTATTCCGACGCCGTTGGCAACCGCTTCACGGAATCCGTGCGGTTTTCATACATATCGCCAATTACGAGCATCATGCCGTGTTTCAGCGGCGCGGGAACCGACGCGGCGTCCGCAAATCCCGCGACGTAACGCACGAACACCGCGTTGATGGTGTCGTACGTTCCAGACCACCCATTGTCGGGCGATATGCGTGCGGGACGTGAAACGAGGTCGGTTTTGTAATCCGACGCGCTCGTCGTGATCGTTGTGTCGTTTCCGTCAATGTATTTCACATAGGTAACGGCAGACACGGGCGACCGCGACAAACGGATTTCATCCTTGAACGTCCCCGTTGCGGTCGGGAACTCGTCAAAGTATTCCTCGAACGTGGTCGGCATCAACGCCAACCGCGTGTATGATTCGCACAATTGACGCGCGGCCTTGATGAAAATAGCCAATGTTGCGTCGTCATCCGAATGGTCAACGCGCAAAAATTCCTTCACCTCGGCCAATGTTAATGGTTCCGACGCGGGTTGCGTGACAATTTGAATGGTTTTTTGTGCGTTCATGATTTATCGTTTTTCCGTCTTTGACTTCGGTACGGCGCGTTCAGCCCGTTGGGCGGCGGGCTTGGCGATAACTTCCGCCAAACCCGCGCCAACGTACTCCATCGCCACCGCGTCGGGTAGGTCGTGCGCTTCGCCAGCGCGAAACGCAAAACCATTCCCAACGGCGGTTGTGAGGAATCGAACTTCCATTCGATTAAGCCTTCATCGTGATGAACTTGATGGCGCTTGAATCGATAGCACCAGCGTCGGAACGCTTGTACGCGATGAAGCCAACCAACAAAGCGTCAGCGTAACGCTCGTTCAAACGAAGCATTTGAACGCCACCAGCATTGCGAACAACGTACTTGCTGAAATCAGCGGCAACCAACGGCTTGTTGGTAGCGGCGATTGCGGCCATGTCGTTGTTGACGTAGAAAGGTACACCGAACACGCGGTCGGGTTCTCCAGCGGCCATGCCCGGAATGAACACGGGGAAATCGTTAGATGAACCAACACCCAGTTTGCGGATAGCGGCGGCCGTAGAATCGGCACCCATAAGGGCAAATTTGGGCGAGTTGCGGTATGACTTGTCAATGCTATGGATAAGCGTCAAGATTTCGTCGGCGGTGATTGCGGTTGCACTTGCGGTCGTGAGGGCAGATGAACCAGCGGCGATGATACCGGTCGGCTTGCTTGATCCGTCACCCGTGGTGAAATGCGCGTTTTGTCCGCGGGCGATACGTTGACCGAGGGTGTCAACGAGGAACGCGTCGAGGTCGAAGGCGGCGTCTTGCAACAATTGGTAAGAAACCTTAACGATTTTAGACGAGTAGGTGTAGGCGCCAAGGTTCAATGCAGCAAACGTCATGTCGCTAACAACTTCACCGCTACCTTCGGAAAGGATAGCACCAACAACGCTCGTATCGTTAACCTTCGGGTAAGGCAACGTCGCGCCGCTTTGGGTGTTCAACACTTGGGCAAGGCGTTCAACCTCACCGGTGAACTTGGTTGCAACGTCAAGAACGTTTGAAAAATCTTCGGGAACCAAGAAACCACCGGCGCTTCCGGGCGTGGTGAGTTGCGGGTCGGTTCCGCGTTGTTCAACAAGTGAACG